GTTATGATCCTATTCTCATCTCACTCGTTCGCCGTGCAATGCCTAACCTGATGGCATATGATGTTGCTGGTGTTCAGCCCATGAGCGCACCAACAGGACTCATCTTTGCCCTCAAGGCACAATATGACTCAGTAGGTTCAAGGGAAGCAAACGAAGCACTGTTCAACGAAGTCGGAAATCATGGTGGTACTGGTGGTAATACTTATGCTGCTGCTTGGGATCCCCTGCTCGGTACTACTGCTGCTGATATCAGCGTTGGAAGAGCAATGAGTCGAGGAGAGGCGGAAGTCCTTGGACACGCTACTACAAATGCAGGTTTCGCCCAAATGGCATTCAGTATTGAGCGTACATCGGTTACTGCTAAGACTCGCGCCCTCAAGGCTGAGTACACCACTGAACTGGCACAGGACCTCAAGGCTGTTCATGGTTTGGATGCAGAAACTGAACTCGCTAATATTCTTAGCACCGAAATTCTCGCTGAGATTAACCGCGAAATTGTCCGCACCATCTATGGTGTTGCTAAACTCGGTGCCCAGCAACTTGATCTGAAGCATGCAATCGGAGGCACAGAACACATCTTATCGGATAAGTTGGGTGGTCTCTATGATTTAAATGACGACTCAGACGGTAGATGGAGTGCAGAGCGTTGGAGAGGACTCATGTTCCAGATCGAGCGTGAAGCAAATGTTATTGCGAAGCAAACTCGTAGAGGAAAGGGCAATGTGGTCATCTGTGATTCAGATACTGCTTCTGCACTGGCTATGGGCGGATTCCTTAACATCTCACCAGCACTTAATGTTAATCTTAACATTGATGACACTGGTAACACATTCGCTGGTGTCCTAAACGGTAAGTTTAAGGTTTATATTGATCCTTATGCATCTGCTGTGTCCACTGCGTATACTACAAATTATCCAACAAACTATGCTTGTGTTGGATATCGTGGTACTAATCCGTATGATGCTGGAATTTTCTACTGCCCGTATGTCCCACTACAGATGGTGCGTGCGGTTGGTGAAAACACCTTCCAGCCCAAGATTGGGTTTAAGACTCGATACGGACTGGTTAGTAACCCATTCGTGACCACAAACGGTCATCATAACGGTACGCCTGATGGTGAAACCCTGACGATTCGAAAGAATCAGTACTATAGAATCTTCCGTATTCTTAACCTACACGGTAACTCTGGAACTTGATTCTAGGGTAACAAACTCTAACGAGTAACTAAAAAAGGGAGTCCTTCGGGACTCCCTTTTTCTTTATACATAATATAAAGGAGGCATTAAATGCCTAGTGATCCAGCAGGAATTTCGGGGGACCAGTTTGGTATAGATGACTTTTATCAAACCGCATCTAATCGCCAACCCTCTACAGATAATTATTTACTTAACAATGCTTTCAAGTTCTCAATTGAACGAGTTCCTACTGTAACATATTTTTGTCAAAAAGCCAACATACCTTCTTTATCATTTGGTTTTGTAGAACAACCCACGAAGTTTGGCGCTCGATTAGATATTGCGGGATCTTTATATGAGTTTGAGACACTGGAAGTCTCGTTTATAGTAAGTGAAGATATGAGAAATTGGCTTGAAATATTTCGCTGGTTAAGATCTTTAGGAAATGTAGAAGACTTTAACGAATATGTTTCGGTAGAACAACACAAATCTGACGCAGAACTTCTCATTTTATCAAGTGCTTACCGACCACAGTATTCGGTAAATTTTCTTGGAGTGTTTCCCACCAATCTAAGTGGAATAGATTTTGATTCTTCGGTTGCAGAGGCAGAACCCGTCATAGCAACTGCATCTTTTAAATACAGAAGTTATGATATCATTCCTATCACTACATGAAAATTCTTGACTGTTTCTATTTTCACGATATAATGCATGTGAAAAGGGAGAGAATATGAAATTAGAAGATATCAAAACGGCCGTAGAAAATGACATCGAAATTGATCGTACAGAATTGGATCAAGAGGCATTAAAGACTCCACAGTTACACAACAAGTATTTGAATATTCTTAATGACGAAAAATTACTACAGTTTAAATATGAGAATGATCTCAATCAATTGAGAAAGTATAAGTGGCTTCATTACACAGGAAAATTGAGTGAAGAGCAACTTAAAGAACTAGATTGGGAACCGTTTGAACTTTCCATTCTAAAGCAGGACATTGATAAATTTATGAGTGCTGATGATGATATTATAGAATTAAAAAGCAAGTTAGAGTTTCAGAGGAGAAAGGTTGATTATTTAGAATCAATTATTAAAATGATCAACAATAGGCAGTGGTTAATACGAGAAGCAATAGATTGGATTAAGTTTACGAATGGAGTCTAATAAACTTCAAATTCAATATTATGATGATGTGTATTTGAAAATTGATTGTGAGAGGGGAATCGCAAGGGAACTCTCAGATTTTTTTACATTTAAGGTTCCGAATTATCAATACACACCAGCATATAAAAATAAAATCTGGGATGGGCAGATAAGATTATTCAACCTACATAAGCAAATAATCTATTTGGGATTGTTTGATTATATTATACAGTTTGCTAAGGACAGAAATTATAAAGTTGAGGTAGGAGAATTTCCTGTAACACAAAATAATGTTTCTACAGAAAATGTTAGGGATTATCTGAAAGAAGGTTTAAGAATACCATTTAATCCATATGAACATCAAGTAAATGCTATTACAACTTCTATCAACAGAAACCGCTGCCTTCTTTTGTCACCCACAGGATCGGGTAAATCTTTAATGATATATGCGTTGGTTAGATACTATCTATCCAACATACCAGAAGATAAAAAAGTTCTGGTGATTGTTCCTACTACTGGTTTGGTATCACAAATGTATAGTGATTTCGGGGAGTATTCTACTAAGTCAAATTGGGATGTGGAGAAAAATTGTCACACCATATTCTCTGGTAAGGATAAAATGACAGACAAGAGGGTGGTGATATCTACATGGCAGAGCATATACAAGTTAAATGAGAAGTATTTTCAGCAATATCATGCCGTGTTTGGGGATGAATGTCATTTATTTAAAGCAAAATCATTAACAAGTATTATGACAAAACTAAAAGATTGTCCATATCGTATAGGAACGACAGGAACCCTTGATGATTCTATGACTCATAAACTGGTAATTGAGGGTTTGTTTGGAAGAGTTTATAACACCACAAGCACAAAGGAACTTATGGAAAAAGAATTACTTTCAGAACTTAAAATTGATTGTATTATTCTTAAGTATTCACCAGAAGAAATTCAAGAAACTAAAAGGGTTAAATATAATGAAGAAATAAAATGGATCCTAAATAATAAGAAGAGGAATGATTTTTTGGTTGATTTATCATTTAGAATTAAAGGAAACACATTGATTTTATTTAACTATGTTCAAGAACATGGAATTCCTCTCTTTGAAAGCATTAAGAAATCGTGTGTGGATAAGAAAGTGTTTCTAATTCATGGAAAAACAGAAGTGTATCAGAGAGAAGAAATCCGTAACATTCTCGAAAAAGAAAAAAATGCCATTCTTGTTGCTTCTTATGGAACATGTTCGACGGGTATTAATATAAGAAATATAAATAACATAGTGTTCGCTTCTCCTTCTCGTTCAGTTATTAGGGTTCTACAATCAATAGGTAGAGGATTAAGAAAAACAGAAACAAAAAGTAAAGTCAAACTTTACGATATCAGCGATGATCTAAGATACAAGAAATATGTTAATCACACATACAGACATTTAAAAGATAGAATAAAAATATATGAGAGAGAAAATTTTGAATACAGTCCTGTTTTAATTCAGTTATAGAGGAGATACAAATGAAAAGTATGTATCGAATTTTAAAATTAAAAAGCGGAGAAGAATTGATCACTAAAATAGTCGGTCAGAAGAAAGGAAAGTATATCCTTGAGAGGCCGATGGTTTTTAAATCTTCCCTGATAATGGACAATCGTGGCAGACAGCGAGAAATAACAGTTCTAAAGAATTGGTTACAGTTTACAGAAGATATTGTTACAGAAATTCCAAAAGATTTTGTCGCTACTTTCTTAGTACCTGACCCAACCTCATCTGAACTTTATGATTTGGAGAAGGAAAGGGAGGATGCTGAGCCTACAGAAAGTAGAATTACTGGTGGTAATATGTCTGAAGAAGAATTTGATTTTCCTTTAAAGGATATTGCAGAAGATATTATGAAGTCTTTAGGCGCTTTAGGCAGCATGTCTGATATGGATAACAATGAAGAATATGACAAATATAAAGAGGAAGAAGGCGATATGGTAGACTATGAGAATATCGAAGAGTTAGAAATGATATGGGATAGTATCATTTCAGATTTATGGCATAGTACTCTTTTTCCTCCACCATCGCTGGTTGATTTAATTGAACGAGGGATGGTCGATCCCAATGAAATTAAAAGAATACTGAATGACATACAAAGAAAAAACAGGTCTAGCAAAAAAATATCAGATACTTACACAGGAGATGAATCTGATAGAAAAGATTTTGGAAATCAGTGGACCGATTGGCCTATAGATCCGAATGATTATTTGAACTAATTTAGTTGAAATTGTTACGAAATTTGGTATATTTTCTTTATGGGTTGAAGCAGGAGTAACATGTGAAAGAAGGCAATAAAACACACTACATTGATAATAAAATATTTTATAAGGCGATGTCTGAATGGAAAAAACTGGTTGTTGAAGCAGAAAACATCGGCGAAGAAAGGCCTCCGATAACAGAATATATCGGTGAATGTTTTATGAAAATTGCAGAGCATCTTTCGTATAAGCCAAACTTTATGAATTATCCTTACAAGGAAGAGATGGTGGGGGACGCTATTGAAAATTGTTTGATGTATGCTCATAACTTTGATCCAGAAAAATCGAAGAATCCCTTTTCCTATTTTACTCAAATTATTTACTATGCGTTTTTAAGAAGAATAGAAAAAGAAAAGAAGCAAGCATATATCAAATTTAAATCCATAAAAGAAAGAGACAAAGAAGGCATTCTTAAGAATTACTATAGAGATAATTATTTCGAAGAAAATGATATAGCAATCAGAGACTTTTTTAATTTATCAGAAAATGATATTAAAAAATTTGAACCTAAGAAGAAGAAGAAAAGAAAAAAGAAGTCTTCTCTCGACGAGGTTTTAGAGGATAAGGATGAAGATAGCACTAATTAATGACACCCACTTTGGGGCGAGAGGCGACAGTCAATTATTCTTTGACCACTTCATGAAGTTTTTTGATGAAGTATTCTTTCCATACATCAAAGAAAATAATATAGACACCGTTATTCATGCTGGTGATCTGATGGATCGCCGTAAGTTTGTAAACTTTAATATTCTCAATCAGGTGCGAACTAAATTCATAGATCGTTTAAAAAAGGAGAATGTTGAGGTTCATTGCATTCTCGGCAATCATGATGTTTACTACAGGAACACCAACAAAATAAATTCAATGAAAGAATTGTTTGGCGACGATTTGATCATATATGAATCACCTACTGTAATAAATTTTGATGGGCTTGATATTGCACTTCTTCCGTGGGTAAACAAAGAGAATTACGATGAATTTATTCAGTTTATCGAAACTGCTGCTGCTCCAATTCTCATTGGACATCTTGAACTCAAAGGATATGATGTAATGCGTGGTGTGAAATACGAAGAGGGAATGGATGCAAATTTGTTTAGCAGATATGAACAAGTTTACACAGGACACTTTCATTGTCGCCAAGAGCGTGAAAACATTTATTATATGGGTACACAATATCAAATTACATTTTCAGATCTAAATGAAACAAAAGGGTTTCATATTCTTGATACAGACACAAGAAAAATTACATTCATTGAGAATCCAAATAAAATGTTTTATACGCTCTCTTATAATGATGAAGATGGGCCAGTTGAGTCTGGTGATTATTCTCATTTAAAAGATGCATATGTTAAGTTGTTTGTAGAATATAAACAGCATCCATATAGTTTTGATAGGTTTATGGATAAACTATATGAAGCAGGTGTTGCAAAGATTACAATTGTGGAAGATATCATAGATTCTGAATGGACAAAAGAAGAAATTTTTGATCTAGCACAGGATACTGTTACATTAATCAATAATGAGATTGACTCAATAGAGGAAGTTCAGGATAAGACACGAATGAAGAAACTTATCAAAGATCTTTACATGGAGAGTTTGTCGGTTTGAAAAGTATTCACATAGTAGGTGGTAATAACTTTGAAAGCAGTATTGCAAAAAATACTGTGGCATGGTGTATCAAACGCCTTGGTCTTAACAGGATGCGCAAACTTGATGTATATGTGAACATCAGATATTGCCGTAATTATTATGCTGGTTATTGTGAAGAAGGAAATGCTGACCGTTCGTATATAATTACAATTGCTAACAATCAAAGTCTAAGAGATTTCGTGATGACGATTGTGCATGAGATGGTTCATGTAAAGCAGTGGGTACGAAATGAATGGACTGGCGATGGAGAATCTGAAGCATGGGGACTCCAAGAAAAACTGACTGACGAACTTTGGAAAGAAAATATAATATGATTATTTTCCAGACATTGAGTTGGAAAAACTTTCTTTCAACTGGTAACTACAAGACTACAGTAGACCTTACTCGTCATCACAACACGCTCATATCAGGTGAGAATGGTGCAGGCAAGTCAACGATGCTTGATGCATTAACCTTTTCTTTGTTTGGTAAATCATTTCGTGGAATCAACATTCCACAGTTACCGAACTCCATCAATGATAGAGATTGTGAAGTAGAAATTACATTTACAATTGGTAATAATGAGTATCGTGTTTTTCGTAGCCTAAAACCAAAGAAGTTTGAGATATTCAAGAACAATGAGATGCTTCCACAAGACTCAAAAGCAAAAGACTATCAAAAGATTCTAGAAGAACAAATTCTTAAGATGACATATAAATCATTTTGTCAGGTAGTAATTCTTGGTTCGTCTAATTATGTTCCATTCATGAAACTCACTGCTGCTGATCGTCGTTCTGTTGTTGAGAACCTGTTAGACATTGATGTATTCTCTGTAATGAATATTCTGGTTCGTGCAAAACTACAAGTAGCAAAAGAATATATTAAAGACATTGATATCAAGATTGAAATTGCAAAAAGCAAAGTAGACGAAAAGCAGAAACTCATCAACACTCTTGAGAAAAAGTCAAGTGATTCTGTAGAAAAGTATAGAACAGAGATTGAGGAATCACAAAAGCAAATTGAAGAACTTCAAGAAGAAATTAAAATACAACAGGATAATGTCACAAATTTTTTAGAACAGATAAAAGACAAAGATACTATTCCGAAGTTTCTTATCAAGATGGAATCTACAGAGCAACAACTCAAAAATAAAATAAAGACAATTCAGAAGAATATGAAATTCTATGAAGAGAATGATACTTGTCCATCGTGTAAGCAAGACATTAAACAACATCATAAAGAATGTGTATTTGCAGAGAAGGGTAAGGAACAGAAAGAAATTGAAACCGCAGTAGAAGAACTTGTAGAACGCATTGGAGAAACTGAAAAGAGGATGGGAGATATCAATGTTGTTCTCGATAGTGTTCAGAACATTGAGAAGCAAATTGCTACAAAACAGAACCGAATCAGCGCCTCTTCACAATACATTGACAAGATGCAAAGAAACATTGAGTTGGTTCTTAATGAGGGAACAGAAGTCCAAGAATCAAAGGACGAACTAAACCAGTTGAATGTCGAAGGAAAGCAACATGTTAATAAACGAAAAGAACTGGTTGAAGATAAACATTATTTTAGTATTGCTTCTACTCTCCTGAAAGATACTGGAGTTAAAGCGAAGATTATTAAGCATTACTTGCCAGTTATGAATAAGTTAATTAACAAGTATCTTGCAGATATGGATTTCTTCTGTCAGTTTAATCTCGATGAAAACTTTAACGAGACAATCAAGAGTCGCCATCGTGACGAATTTACTTATCATAGTTTCAGTGAAGGTGAACGACTGCGTATCGACCTATCATTGCTACTTGCATGGCGTGAGATTGCACGACTTAAGAATAGTGTGAATTGCAATTTGTTGATTCTAGATGAAGTGTTTGATTCTAGCCTAGATAGTGTAGGAACAGAAGAATTCCTTAAACTCTTGACATCCTTTGGAAGCCGTGCTAATATATTTGTAATAAGTCATAAGTCAGATACGATGACGGACAAGTTCCAGAATCATATTGTGTTTGAGAAGAAGAATAACTTCAGTAGAATAAAATGATGACACAAACCAAACCATACTATGAGCGTAATGAGCATGTTATTAATTCACATGTTAATTGTAAATTTGAAGATTTACTTGAGATGACGCCTGATCTGTTTCGTAAGTGGGTAATCGAGATGCGTAAGGTTGTTAAGGATTCGTGGGACACTTATGGTTGTCCTCCACGAACAGGTAAAGACGAACAGGAAATTATTGACGCATTCAATAAGATTGCAGAGTATCCTGTTCATCAATTTACACACAGCGATGAGTTGTCTGACATTGAAGAGGATGTAATTATCAACAAGTCTCGTATGGCAGTTGAGGTTGATCAGTGGTTCTCTAATATGTTTAAGACGAGAATTAATTATACAGAGAAAGATAATGGGTATTCCATCTATGACCTTGTTGCGGATGATAACCGTTTGGATCAGGTAGTCAAAGGAGCAATGAGACATCTTCGCCGAGATTCATTTTATAGCCATGCGCTATCTGCAATTAAGCACAGCAAAAAATATTCTATTGTAGATGTAGGTAATGGTGATGAATGGATGGAAGTTTTCTTTTCAAATCCGTCCATATTTAATGGCTGTGATTTTCTTCTTGAACAGATTAAGATTCGTGAAGGAATGAATACTGGTTACTTTCAACTAGAACAAGACGATGTTTTGCAACTCACTAAGGAACAGGTAGAGAAGTGGCGAGATAAGATGTCATACCGACACCATTCAACTTTTGATATTGATGATATGCCTGACGATAAAGTGTATGCGATTCGCATATATAAAAAGGGAAGAAAGGTTTTCCCTGCTGGTTTCAAATCTTTTAGAATTGGGTATATTCAACCTGCGGTGAATTTCCCACCAATGACGGCGAAATATTTATATGAACGATTTACCGAACACATCAAAGATCAAGAAATCATTAACATCTATGATCCGTCTGCTGGTTGGGGCGGTCGTATACTCGGCGCTATGGGTGTTAGGGATGATCGTAGGATTCATTATATTG